GCTTTATATGAAAATGGTATAATACCACATATACAAATTCACGATGAAGTGGATATCTCTGTTGAATCTCCAGAAAAAGCTGAAGAAATAATTAGCATAATGGAATCAGCAGTAGAGTTAAAAGTTCCAAACAAAGTGGATTATGAACAAGGAGAAAATTGGGGCGATATTAAGTAATGGCTTTATTAAATGCAGATATCCCACCAATTTATTGTAAAGTACGAAAGGAGTATCTTTATGATTTTAAAAAACATCACGGAGAAAGTGAAGAGTGTGTGGTCTTTGGTCTTGCCAGTATGGCAGGTGCTGCAACACTATTTCACATTATGTTACCAAACGGTGCGGTCTTTTTTAGATTGCCTATATCAGCGTTTTTTCAAAAAGACTTTGACAGAAAAAGCGTGCCAGATATGCAAGTTGACACCCTTCAGCTGTGGAATAGCTTTAGTTATTATCCTAGTGTGCATCATTTTGGTTATCTAACATCACAACGCGGTAAATATTTCGGAAAAGATAAAAAATTATATTATGGTGAATATATGTTCACCATTGACTGGTGTCATCCAGAGACTAACATTTTGGACACTGAACATAGTGAGATTCCTCATGAGCATAAGTGTGGACATGTTATGGCTCTTGATAATGGTAACTATTCAATTCAACCTAATAATCGTATTCTTTGGAATATTAGTAATTTTACCACTCGAGACGACATACCAGATTATAAGGTCCAAACTACAGAATGGAATGTTGAGAATAAAGGCTGGATTACTGAGGATACGGACAAAATGTTCTATCAAATAGACGACAAATAATATATTATACTTGGCTATGACAATAGAGGTAGCCAGGAATGAATTACTATTTTACAGGAGTATTGATTATACTATTTGTTCTGATGGCTTTCTTCATGGAACCCGGGTACATACCTAGATGAGCAAAAAACCTTTAAACATATCTGAAGAAGCGGCTGTGCAAATGCCAATGAAGACGGTAGCTTCATTGATAATTATCGTAGCACTCGGCACCATGGGCTATTTTCAAATCATAGAACGTCTCAATGTTGCGGACACTCGAATACAGATAATGGAGAAAGATCTTGAAGAGAATACAGAGTTTAGAATCAAATGGCCACGGGGCCAACTTGGATCACTTCCCGCGGACTCGGAGCAGTTCATGATGATCGAGGATCTTTATAAGACCACGGATAAAATTAACAAACACGTTGAAGACATGGCGTTAAACAAAGTAAACATACAATTTTTAAGAACACAAATGGATAAAGTTTTGGAAGATATTGAAAAATTAAAAGATGCTAATCGTGAGATTGGCTACAAGAATGGGAGTTACTCACAATGATAGAATCTGTGGTAGCCCTGCTTATGTTTGTAAACGCAGAGATTAAGGAGGCGCGTTTACAGGTTGACGGCATGGCTCAATGTTTACGCGGCAAGAGACACGCGGAACGTGAATATTCTGAATCAGTTATGTACAAATGCTGGAAGGGTCAGGCAGAATTAGAGGACAATATTGACGGTAGTAAGAGCATCAAGAAATTGATAATAGATTAGAATGAGATTAACCGCAGAAATAGTAAATGGAAAATGTCCAACTTGTAGTGAGTTTACTTTGTTAGTTGGTCTTACAAAAGAATTATATAGATGCATGAATTGTGGTGCTGATTTACAGCAGCACGTCAATGGTAAAATAACTTATTTGCCGGCCATCATTGCACCAGAAGGTACAAAACCTTACGTAAAAGAATGGACGGACGATGGCGAAAAAGTTTAAAGATTTTATAGCACACGAAACCACATTTCATAAAACTTCGATTGGACGTAATCCAAGCAAAGCAAAAATGAATAAGTCGCGTAGGCGTTCGTGGAAAAAATATCGCGGCCAGGGGAAATAATGAAATTTTTATTGACGGTGTTTATATGCTCTGTTGCGAGCGGAGATTGTTACACCAACAACCAATATCCAAAAACATTTGACAATCATTATGATTGCATACGTGCAGGACTATCTGAGTCTTACGAAGTATTGTTTGCGGAAGGTAATTTTACTGAAGAAAATATAAACAACTTACAGTTGTATCCTAAATTTATATGTAGCCCTGTAAAAGATCAGGGTAAAATCACCACATAACTGTCTGTCCGTCCCAAGAAAGGGACGAACAAACAAAAGGTGTGAGAAGAGACTTTTCTTTTATATTAAAAAAATAATACTTGCAATACCTGTTTTTTAGTATATATTCCCATAAGTGAGAATAATAATAACAAGAAAGGAATACAATGGCTGATCCAGCTAAATACAAATCACTCTCTGTTCCTCGCGATGACTGGGAACAATTAGGAGTGCTTGCAACAAAAACAAATAGGACAAGATCTAAAATGATCGGTAGATTAATTAGATTTTTTCTAGATAATAAAGGTGTAAAGAAAAATGGAAAAGATAAAAGTAGCTAATCATAAATACATATGTCCTGAGTGTAAGGGCAACGGGTACAATAAAGTTTACGACATGATTGTACAATGTGATAAATGTAAATCTCAAGGCGAGTTAGATTTAGAAGAGCCTACGTTAGAGGAGCTGCAATCAATGGCAGCGTCAGCGAGGCTGCAGTGACCAAAAATCCTGTAGCTAAACAACTCCGAACACCAAAATTTAGAAGTAAGAAAGTAGAATCTAAAAAGAAATATAAAAGAAAGAGAAAGGAGATAACTGGTTATTACTACGATTACGATGGTAAAGAACAAATTTTATATAAGGATGATTAATGATACCAGAAACAGACAGGGCTTACATAGCTGGCCTCTTCGATGGCGAGGGCTCAATACACTTCAAACGTGGACCGGAAAAGAAAAAGAAGCACCAAGGCAAACCCGGCTACAGAATATCAAACAGTTTAAGATTAAGTATGGAAGTAACCATGACAGATAGATCAGTATTAACTTGGTTACATCAAACGTTAGGCGTTGGCACGTTAAATAAAAAACCACGCAAAGGTAGACGCAAAGATGGTACAAAGTATTTAATGCAATGGCGATGGCGTTGCACATTTAGAGATGCATTTCATGTGTGTTGTTTAATATGGCCATGGTCCCACACTAAACTACCTAAGATACAACAAGTCATACAACATTACTCTGATGAAAAAATTATGGAAGGTAAGGTTGTAAGTTTAGATGACTACAAAAGATTAATGAGTTTGGAGTAATCATGGGAGGTAGATCTTTAGGATATAATATTAAATACATAACACGTGAAGGTAATAAAACTCCCACACTTTTTTATGAAGTAACACCTGGAGAGTGGGTTCCACGAAGTCAAATCCCTGAAAACATAGAGTATAGAAAAAAAACTTATAATGAAAGAAGAACAAAAGATTTTGAATATTTAAACACGGAACGAGGATATATGCGAGCATTGTTTAGTACGTCTAGAAAAAGTGCTCGTAAAAAAAATCAATCTTTTGATTTTAAATGGGAAGAGTGGTGGCAACATTGGTTAGATCAGAAAAAAAAATGGGGATGGGTTTGTCCTTACACAAGAGTTACAATGACAACTGTAAGAGGAGCTAAGAAAAGAACATTGACAAATGTATCAGCCGATCGGATTAATGTAAAACATGGGTACACTCCTGTTAATACAATTTTTTGTACGTGGGATGCTAATAATAAAAAAGGATCTGTTAGTATTGATATGTGTCAAGCCATATTAGATTTATATAATGATTCTATTGAAGAAAATTTTGTTAATAAATATAAAGTAAAAAAGATGGGATATAAAGAATGAAAAAAAATAATTGTTATAAATACCCGAAGACTCAACGTGAGAAGATAGAAGGTAAACGTCACTACGTTTTTGATAAAGAGAAGCTGCCATCAGTGACGACCATCCTAGACCAAACTCAACCAGCCGAGAAGCGCGAAGCGTTAGCAGCGTGGCGAGCTTCGAAGGGAGAGGAGGAAGCGACGCGGATCGTGGATGAATCGGCAGCTAGAGGCACAGCAATGCACAAAATTCTTGAAATGTATATATTAGATCAAGGTTATTTAGATGAGACATCAGTTGGTAAACAAGCACACAACATGGCATTACAAGTTATTCAAGGTGGTTTATCAAATGTTACAGAATATTACGGCACAGAATGTACTTTATACTACCCAGGTCTATACGCAGGCCAAACAGATTTAGTAGGTGTACATAAGGGAGCTGACGCCATTATAGACTTCAAGCAAACTAACAAGCCAAAGAAGAGAGAATGGATTGAAGATTATTGTCTGCAGTTAGCTGCATATGCTATGGCGCATAACATCTTATTCAATACCAAAATAACCAAGGGTGTAATTATGATGTGTAGCAAAGATAATTATTACCAAGAGTTTGTAGTTGAAGGTAGTGAGTTCCAAAAATATAAACATAACTTTTTAAGGAGGGTGGATGAATATTATAAGTCAAGATCAAAAGAGATTGGATAATATAGCTAAAGCTTATTGGAATACATCTGGCGAAATAAGAGAGATGTGGGGCCGTAAGTGGTATGAGTTAATTAAAAAAATAGGAAGGAAAATAGATGAGAGTAAGAGATCTACAACAAATATTGGGTAAATTTACTTTAAATGAAAAAGGTACAATAGTATCTGATTGCCCTATTTACATTGAAACTATGGATGGACACTTAGAAGCTGTTAGAAAAATAGAATTACAAGAGAGTAGGTTAATCAATTCACCAGAACCAGCACGTTTAGTTTTAAAACCTGAGAAGCTAGAAAGATTTAGATCACCTACATTTAAACAATCATGACAAAATCCCTTGGGAGTGGGGTGGAAGCGAGAGTGGAAACCCCATGCATATAGAGCTAGTAAAATATCCTGACGTATTTTTACGTAGTGAGTCTTATCCAGTTAAGTTTCCTTTGGATGATAAAACCAAAAGACTTATTCTTTGGATGACTCGAGCTATGTATCAACATCATGGTATTGGACTGGCTGCTATCCAAGTAGGATATCAATTAAGAATGTTTGTAATGGATTGTTCACGTAGTAGAGAAAACAATAAAGTATATATTAATCCTGAAATAGTAGAGAAATCTATTGAAACATTACGTGATACTGAAGGTTGTCTGTCAGCTCCAGGTAAACAAGGAGATGTAAAAAGACACCTTAGAATTATTCTAAAGTATCAAGATGAAGAAGGAAAGGAGGAGAAAAAAACATTTTACAATTTAGAGGCTCGGTGCATACAACACGAAATGGACCATTTAGAGGGTAAATTGTGTATAGATTATGAAAAAGGTGACTATAGTAGGGAAAAACATAAGTCCCAAACAATGGTCGAATCTGATTTTAGAGTTAAATCTGATTCGTAAACAATGGAAACCATACGCTGAGATAGAATTACAAGGCGCTGGGGTTAAAAAAATAATAAATTATGGCACGAATACGTCTAGTCTTAATTTTAACAAGAAAATGGAGCTGTAGCTGTGCCAATGTATAGTGGAATTCTAGGGCAAATTTTTTTTTCTGTGATCAAAAAAAACCTCTGGCACAGTTGGCACAGGGTAAAATTGAGCTATTATCGTTGGTATTCCTTGCTAATAGGTGTGCCAAGGGTGTTGGCACAGCCTGGCACAGTTCCCTACTCGGCGCGCGCGACCTTTTTTGTTTTTTTAAAAACTTTTTTGCCCAAAAATCTCCCTATGCAGTATAAGATAGAATATGAGACGTCCTAAAAAATCTAAATACAAATCTGTTGTTATTAACAAGAAGAGGTATTATTATTACAAAATTACTTGGATTGATCCGACTGGTGACTCGGGCCATGCCACAGCCCATGACTCACTTGGTTTGATTCCTTCCACTATGATAACTCATGCGTATGTATTTTTTAAAAACAAAAAATACCTTTGGACCTTTGCATCTTATGAAGAGAATGATGAGTTATTTTCTGACAGAAATGTGTTTCCGTTAGGGTGTGTAATTAAAATGGAGAAAATAAGTGAGCGATAAAAAATCTAATCCTACATTGACAAAGAATATGCCTAATGTAAAATGGAACTTATTACCACCAGTGCGTGGTCCTAACCCACAAGGAGTAAATTATGGGACTAATAAAAAAAATAGCAATAAAATATCACGAGTTATATTGCAGAGCAAACGAAGCGACTAATCGGATTCAGGGTCTTGTTTTAATTCTGATTCTTCTGACTCTTCTTTTGGGGTAACATCCTTTATATCTTCGTCGTACATACTATCTAGTTTAGCCTGAAGCTCTTCTGGAGATAGGGATTCTATATCCATATTTGCGTTGACGTTTACTCTCTTCTCAACATACAGGCCACCTACTTTACCTCTGGCTATTTCCATATTACCTGCAGCAGAAAAGGCACCTTTTTTTCTAGCCTCATCTCTAATTTTAGATAACTCCATTAAATGTTTTTGAAAGTTAATTCCATACTTCTCCATAGCTTCGTTTCTTAACTCTCCTATATACTGAGCTACGAGTGGATATATTTTTGGGTTTTTTAATTCGGATGCAGCTTGTCTTGGTCTTGTTCTGTATCCTGCTTCAAAGGCACACTCGGCTGGACTTTTACGTCCTGCTTCGTACACCAAAGACTCAGCGAATTTACGCTGTCTGTCTGTTAATGTTGGTTGTTTTGGCATGTTTGACTTTTAACACCCGTACGATTATAAGTCAATAAGGCTGTACGACTAATAAATAATTCGATGAAAAATGAATCTAAATTCTGGAAGTTGTTAAAGAAAAATACACCTAAAATCCAGTGGACTAGGCTAGAATCTTGGGCATCCTTTGGTGTGCCTGACCTACTTGGTTATCATGATTCATGCGGATTTTTTATGGTTGAGCTTAAAGTAGTTAAGTCTAATAAAATACACTTTTCACCTCATCAAAAGTTGTTTCATCTCACACGACCAAAACGGAACTTTATCCTAGTACAGCAGCCTTCCCTTAACCTCGTAAAACTTTACGAGAGTAAGTCGATCCCCGGTCTGCTTGTAGACCACCGAGAAACACCTTCCCTCGCAATCAATGATTGGGAACACATTCAGCGCTTGTTGCTTGAGTCCTCCTCGGATGC